TTTTCGTCTACATCTAATTCAAACTCATCAACTTCAACATCTTCTGGTTTAATTGGCTGTCCTTTATCCTCTGCTTCTTTCATCTTTCTATCTATTTGCTCGAGTCTCTTCTCTGTACTTATAGGTCTAAGCTTTGGAATAGATGAAAGTTCACTCATATTCTTTCTTAAGAACTTATACTTTCCTTCTTTTTCAGATATGGCAAAGAAATGCTCTTCATCCCAGTTATTGATTGCTAGTTGTAACATATAAGTAAATGCATCTGATAATGTCTCTTGCATCTTCTCAACCTTATCATCTATTACTAACATTCCTGTTTGTTGTAGTGATAAAGCTTCTGTTGCAGTATCTATTCCTTTAGTTGGGCTTCCTACCATTGATTCATTGAATCTAGTAACTCTAGCCACTTCATATTCTAATGTATATTGTCTTCTTTGTAATCCGTCTTTATTAATTTGAGCTGGTTGGAACCATTGTATAGCATTAATATTATCAACTGGTAAAACTAATCCTGGTTCATTTGTACACTTCTCAGGGTCTAGTCCAGTCTCTCCTATATTAATTAACTTCTGAGGATTTCCCATAAGTCTTATATTTCTTATAAATTGGTCGTCATATTCATTAACCATATCTTGTTGTTTCTTAACTAAGTCTATGTCTGATATGCTCCACACAGTTCCTTCTTGCTCGTATAAGCTTGTTAAGAAGTATGAGAACTGCTTGTTATCAAATATACCGCTCCACTCTTCCTTCTCTTCATCTGTCATATCTTTAGTGATTTCTTTTTCTTCTTCAAAACTATCATATAGTAAAACTCCATTACCACTGAATTGCAGTAATCTCATTCTATCGTCTTCCTTCTTTAACATTATGATATGTAAATAATTCTGTGTAGCTATATCATCTATCTGGTTATAGTCTTCTTCAAATATAAACTCATGAGTATTTGGGTCATAGTTAGGCGCAATTGCCTCAGCTATATCTCCAAACTCATCCATAGCACTTGCTATAGTTTTACTCATTGTTTCACATACGAAGTTTCCTTCATGCATATTGTGATAGCTTGTTACAGCTGGGTCTACATAGAAATATGCTGGATTAACAGCTTCTAGTACAGGAATACCCATACCATCATTAAACTCATTATCCCAATGAACTCTCCATACACAAGAACCAAATTTAAGGAATCTTCTAGCATTAGTTTTAACTTTTCTTCTTAACTTGTTCTTCTCAGCTATGTAGTTTAATATGTCTGATACTTCATCTGAGAATGGAGCATCTGACGGTCCTACTGGTCTAGTTTCAATATTAGTAGGCTTAGATGTCATTACAGCTACTTGTCCTTCTACTAACGGATGACAAATATTAGTATTACTTGCTGGGTCATCTTCTCTTATTGGTAGATTGATGATTCCTAAGTAAAATCTTTCATTCTCTTCCATTCTATCTAGCACACCATCTTCATCCTTTGTTCTATAGGCTGATATGTATAAGTTTAGACATCCATCTGTATATGCTATTTCATCATCATTCATGTACTTATTCTTTAATCCGTTTTTATCTGCTAATTCTTTAGACATTTCCTTGTTAAAGTACAAATCCGTGTTTGTCCACGTCTTATCAAATTTTGACATTCTTATTCACTCCTTTCTGGTTTAACTGGTTTATATTGTCCATCAGCGTTTACATAACTTTTAGTCTTAAACTTCTGTAATGGATTCTTAAAGCTCTTTTCTTTTCTAGTTATAATGTTTCCTGTTATTTCATCAATTACAATTTGTGTTATTTCCTCTTTAGCTTCTTCTAGTTCCTTATCATGCTTTAACTCGCTCTCTGCAATCATTTCATCTATCTTCTTGCAAAGAGTTTCTCTTAGAGCAAATTTTTCCTCAACTACCTTTTTGATTATAAGTTCAGTAAGGCTTTGTTCTAATTCTTTAAATTTTTTCTTAAACATTTTATGCCTCCTTTTTCTTTTTTATAATTTTACCACATTATATAGCTTTCGTGTATTGCGAGTTTGTCTTTCTTCCATCCTATGTTCATACTCTAAATCATCTATTAAATCCTGTGCCATACCAACTGGCACTTTTAGCTTGATAGGTACATAATCTTTTTGTTGCTTACATGCTTGTTCGGCTATCATATCACTGAATAACAAGTCATCATGCTTACCTGATTTAGCATCTGGTCTTCCATTCTTATCTCTTTCAAATGTTAAGTGTTCCTTTAATGTTGGTATATCTTTCAATCTTTCTATATGCTCATTAATCGTTTCTTTGTGTTCCTCTATCATCATAGTTCTAGTAGTACCATCAGTCTTCCATCCTATCTTAGGTGTTTTAATCTTCCCTTTCTCGTCGTATTTCTCACGTTTAAAGAAGTTTTTATATCCTAATCTCTTAAGCTCTATGAGAGGCGCTGTATTAAAGTTTATCTCTATACTCATTAACGCTTCTCTATTATCGACTCCTGAGTAATATTTTCCTATGCAATACATCTGATGAGCATAAAACATATTATTCTCTCCAGGATATTCTAATGTTAAACATCTTTGCTTAGTAACATTATTTATTACCTTTCCTGTGAAGCTATCTGAGCCATCTCCAGCTGTATCTCCACCAACAACATAGTAACTGTTACCTGCTTCTTCATAGAGCCTTAATTCGCCTTCTGGACACTCTCTGAATATAATTGTTTCATCTATAATATAATCTCTTGTTTCAGGGTCATTGAACTCAAATTCAAATCTACCTGTAACATAATTATTCTCTTTATTCAATTGTACTATTCTTTGGTTTATCTTATCTTTATTGAATACACATTCTCCAGAAGATAAGAAAGCTTCTTCGGCAGTACATGGAAATTCTTGTCTGATTAATCCTTTTAATGCCTTCCACTGTATATAATACCAACAGACTTGTTCTTCTGTTCTTCCTACTTCTAATAACCATTTACATCTTTGCAGTGCCCATTCTAAGCTATCTGGGTGATAGTTACCATCAATGGCTGTTTTAAAATCGCTTAAAATCGCTGTGTCATCAGGCTTTAATGAGTATTCTGGAGTAATCCACCATGGAATAAACAGTTTTGACATATCTGAGTTTTTATCATTCCATAACTCTTCGTAGTAGTTCAAACCGTTCGCTGTTGACTCTAATATCATTTGACTTCCTAATACCATTGCTGAGTCTATACCTCCAAGCAATCCTTTTAAGTCATTATAAAATGCTGGCTCTGATGCATGATAAAACGTTAACGTCTTAGAACGTCCTACATCTTTTCCTTCTGCCGTTACACATTCCCATCTACTATTAATATCTTTGAAATATAGTTCTCTCGAGTTTGATTTAGATATTTCAGGAACTACATCATCATTAACTAATGAAATAGGATATTTAGCTTTCTCTTCAAATAATGCAGAGGTATCCTTTGCCGTTTGAGCTGTGGTAAGTCCCCAGAAGTTTTTATTAAATCTAGCTATTGCTGATTGTCTTGCTGTTATATATGTTGTAAGACCTGCTTGTCTCCCTTTAACGATTTGAGTCTTATTTTTCCTGTCTGGTCTGTAATTATCTTCTAAATGGTCCGATAACATCCATTGTGAGGCGTTTATTATAAATGGCATTTGATTCTTATTCTTATCTACTACGTAATCAAACAGTTCTATTACATAATCAGGATTGTCCTTCAACTGCTCATTATAATGCTCATGCTTTTCTTTGGTTTCAGTCATATATCCAATAACAGACTCTATAAAAGCTTTGTCCTTCTTAAGGTCTTTGTGGTTCTTCCATAGCTCCTGTCTCTTATCAATAAGGTCTTGTATTTTATACATGTTATTCCTCTTCCATAAATAGTTTTAAATTATGGTTATGATTTACTTCGCCGCTCACATCATGTTCAACTTTATCTTTCCATCCATAATTGTTCTTTAAGTTAAAGATAATACCAGTTACCTGTTTCTCTCTGTACAGTTTTTCCTCTAAATATTTTTCAATTCTCTTCTTCGCCATTTTTATTGGTTCGGAAAAGCCTTCTTTCTTTGAGTATTCATTCAGAGTATCCACTGAGCATTTTAAATCTAAGCATAAGCCAGACATAGTAGGGTGTACAAAGAACTCTGTATAAGTTACTTGCTCATTATTATTATTCATTACAGGAATGTTCTCATATATAGGGTCTCCATTTACATCTATTCCTTTTTTTACATGTTCAAAAGCTAACTTTGTTTTAGTAATAGAATTAAAATAGTTTTCTATCTTCTCTGCTAGTTCTTCTGGTGTTTTAAATTTAGGTGGTCTTCCATTTGGATTTCCTGTTGGTTTAGCCATTGTTCTCATCCTCCTTTATATTTATGTTATTAAACCATTCTCTATCTAGGTTATATTTAGTTAATATTAAAGTCTTAGCCATTTGTTCTAGTAGTTGATGTTCTTTAGCATCTACGTATTCTGATTCATAGTTAGACGGTCCTTGTAGCCAGTTATATTTCAAATGTAACAGTTCGTGAACTAAAACTTTTTCTTCACAATAAGTCATCATTGGATTTCCTTCTCTTTGTTCTGTTGATATAGAGATAAAAGATGTCATATGCTCACTTATCATATTGTTGAGACCATTGCATTTTTCTCCATTCATACATAAGTCAGATGCTAGTTCAGCTTTTATTATCCAATCATTTAGATATAGTTTATTTTGCCATTCTTTCAAGTATTTGTTTAATTGTTTATTATCTTTAAACTTACACACAGGTTTATTCATCCAATCATCCTTTCGTTGCTGTATCTTTACTATATTATAACATATATGAGCGCATCGAGAAATATTTTTTACTTTTTCTACTTGACAATTGTTTATTTAGATGATATGATGGTATCAAGAAGGACGTACAAGTCCTAAAAATAAAGGGAGATGATTAAAATGACAGTGAGAGAAGCTATAAAAGGAAAAGATAATTACTGTATAACAAGAGATGGTGAGATATTAGGAATAAACAGTGCAAAAGATGAGCTATTAGATTTAGAAGTTAAAAAAGTAAGAAAAATAGAAGGGATAATAAAAGATTTAACTTGTATAAGATTATAAATTATAAAAAGGGAGATGATTTAAATGATAACTAAACAAGAACAGAAAGCTTTAATGGCTAAGAGAAGAAGAGGGCTTGCAATATTATTTATGTTAGCAGTATTCAATGGAGCTATAGCATACATGATGATAACATTAATAGAGAAAGTATTTATACAAATAGGATAAGATTACTTCGGTAGTCTTATTTTTTTGCAATAAAAAGGAGAGGTTTTATCCTCTCTATTTTTTATTCTTTTTCATGTTAGCCCTTACATCCTCTAAAATCTTTTTATCACTCTTAGTTAGATATTTAAATAACATCAATAAATTCATTACAGGTACACACGTATCTATTGCAAAACGTATTATCGCCCAATTTGTAGGTCTTTTGTTTAGTTCTTTCAACTCTTCTTTTGTCAATTTTTTCTTTATGTCTTCTGTTCTTATAATTAATACAATTAAATTGATTATTATTATCAGCCAGTTCCATTTAAACAATAATTCCATTATCCCCACTTCTTTCTTTGTATTAAAAAAGCTGGTAGTAGCCAGCCTTTTCACGTAGTATTTCCACTAAATACATATTTTATTTTTATCAAGCACTTCCAACTTGACCTGCCTCCGTAATGTCCCTCGCTACATCATATTCACGTACGACTGTTACATTGGTTAGCTAAATCATTATAGCCTTTGTAAATGAAGTTTTAATACCATAGGTTAGGATTTGCACCTAACATGAGTGTTACCTGTGTTTAGGTAGTTTGGGTGAGGGTCTCTCCTGTCGCTCCACTTCTTATTTCATAAGCAAGCTCGACTCATTAAGCTTATGCCCCAACTTTTCTCATCACATACCTGCGTTACCTATTCCGCCACTATGGTAGATAGTTTTTACCTCGAGCAGTAACTCGTTTAGGACGTCGAAACTATCTAAAACTGACCTTTGAACTATAGAAGCACCAGCCCAGAACTCCTATAGAAATAACAGAAGCAGGAATCGAACCTGCCCATGCATACCTGCTGGTAATACAATCTCTCACTCTTTAATGAGGGAAACGCCGTGTTTCACTTCTGCTAGATGCAGGGACTTAACCCTGCGGTGTACTATAAAGGGACGTTTATAGTTGCGCTTGCATTGCCTAGAACTACTCTACTAATATTTTGGGTACGTAGTTTTCGTTCTGGTTGCTTACACAAAATGGAGTACTAGGTAATGAGCCTAGATAAGTTCTTTCAACTTTACTCCTGCCTTTGTTTCTTTCAAGCCTTAGATGGTTCGTTTATTACTTGTTAACGATTGCTTTAAAAGTTTTACCTGCTGTAAACTTAGGAACTCTCTTAGCTGGTGCTACAATAGCTTCTCCAGTTTGTGGGTTTCTGCAGTTCATAGCCTTCTTGTTTAATGGTCTAAATGTTCCGAATCCAACGAATCTAACCATTTCACCTTTTGCTACCGCTTCCATAACTGTAGTTTCGTAAGTCTCAATGATATCTTTACTTTTAGTAATAGTAATACCATTTGCTTTTGCGATAATCTTTGCTAGTTTTTTCTTATTCATTTTTTTACCTTCTTTCATATTTTATTAGCTCAAGCCTTTTGTTTTCAGGCCTTTCACTAACTTAATATAATTATAATACTTGTTATAGTATAAGTCAACCTTTTTTATCATTTTTTTCTTATTTTTTAGCACTTACGCTTCCATTGATATATCACTGTCTAAATCTTGTAATCTTCTGAAGTCTCCATCTATGAAATACAATAAATTACTTTCCTCTATTTTATGTATGCATGTCTTGTTTGTAATCAGTCTGCTTGTGTCAACTATCTTTTCAAATCTCTCTTCTGTGTAAAATTCTTGCGCCGAAAACCATTCCATGAAGTCATCAGAACCTTTGTGAGAGTTGCAATACGCATCAGCTGGTATAATGTTAGGTGCTGTAGACCCGCCTCCCATATGAACCGATTCTCTGTGCTCAAGCGTATCTCTGTGATGGTCGTCTGCTATATTCCAATAAAGTTCATTCCCACAATATGCACAATGAGTTATTCCATTTTCGTCTGTATGATATTCCCATATTTTAAACAATTCTTCTGCTTTTAAATCATGTTCAACGCCTTTTTCCTTGCCTCTACTATTATGCTTCTTAGTTCTTCTACCTTGTCTGAATATCGTTAACATTGCAATCATCTCCTAAGATTTATCTATTGTTCATATAGTCTAATATACATTTAAGCGTTTTTTCAACTTCGTTTCTGTCATGTTGTTTTATATTATCTGGCAAATCAAAATAACTTGTTGCTATTTCCCATTCCCAGTGTTCAACCCTGTCTTTAGATATAGTCAAGCTACCGTCTTTGTTTTTAGTGCACAATCCATGTAAATATTTTTGCCATCCACTCCACCTTTTGTGTTCTATGTCAGCTAATTTTTCCATTAATTCTGCATGATTGAGTATATTTTTAACTCTATCTTTAAAAATTCTATCCATCTCTATCTCTCCATTTCTTCTTCGTCCATATCCATAAAGCTTCTCTCTTTAGCCTTTGTGTTCTCTACATCAGCCTTAAAATCTCTAAGTTCTTCTAATTCTTCTTGCATTTCTAATACTGTTAGTTTAATAGCTTGTGTATGTGGACCGCTTGGCAGTTCTGCTATATGTCCAACTAGTATGTTGAAATAATTATCATTTTTCATTTTTCTCACCCTATCTTCTTCTAAAAGTTTCTTCTTCTATTTCTTTTTCTGTCATTTTTTCATCCGATAAATTCTCGTTAAAGTCTATCTTGCCTTCTGTAACTTCAAATGTTATCTCTTCAAAAAGTTTCGCTGTTCTTTTTGCCTTAATCTCTTTTAATTCAGCTTCTTTAATATCCAGCTCTCCTGCATTATGCATTATTATAGCTTCGTAATATTCTATAAGTTCGTCTTTTTCTTTGCTTTTTTTATCTACATCTTCGTAATAATCCATTACTTCATCGAATGAATCTACTACATATTTATTACTGCTTCTAACTAGTTCACATCTTGTAGCTTGTTTCTTCATTTCTAATATCTGATTATCCACAATTACACCTCCTCTAGCATATGTTTTGCTTTCATCATTCTCTTCATCATGCTCTCTGGTATATCCCATCCTCTGGTAATATCCATGTTATCTTCTAAGTCTGCCAATTTAACTTTAATAGCCGTAGGATTAGCCTTAACTCTGTCTATATAATCAAAGTATTTTTCGTCGTCTCTTCTACTCAAACAATCAACTACATTTGTTACTTCTTCTCCAAACATTTCATAAACGCCGTCAAGTTTAAAATTTGTATCTTCTACCACGTCGTGTAACAAGGCACATATCTTTTCAAAAACAGTTTCTAGCTTTTGAGAGACTCTTATTGGATGGAAAGCATAAACTTTTCCGCCTTTATCTCTTTGCCTGTGATGTCTAAACACACAATTAGCTAGCGCCTTTTCTAATAAATCCTCATTATATTCCATTTCTATCTCATCCACTGTTCTTCCTCCTCAAAGATATGTACTTCTTCTGCTATTTCAGTCTCGTTATTTTTATCCATTTTCTTAACTGCTTTTAACATTCCTTCTAATTCCTCTTTTGTAGCGTTCTCAGGTAGGCAATCTCCCCATAGTGCTTTTGCTTTCTCTACATTAGTCATTTTTAAGCCTCCTTGCTATTTTTGATATTAGTTTTAATATAAGCCAAATACTAACATCTCCAATAAACTTAAATAAGTACACTGGTAATGTTACAAACCACGTCAGCGCCATAACTCCAGCACCTTCCCACGGTTCATCTATAATGTCTAGTTCGTCTAATACTATAACAGCAACATAAACTATAATCGCTATAACTATATAAACTCCTAGTACTGTCAACATTTCTTTTACCATCTCTGGTGAAGCGTTCCCACTACCAACATTTGAACTAATTGGCATTATTATTGGCATTGCTCTCATCCTTCTCAGCCTCCTTGTATATTTTTATTGCTTTCATCTCATCAGAGTAATATTGTCTAATCTCTTTTAATTTAGTTCTTATATATTCACGCTCTTTTTTACTTTTATTCTGATTAGTGTATAATTGTTTTCCGTTTATATTGATATCAATTTCTGGAGAGTTATAGAAACTTGTCTCTGTTGCTTGTAACATATCCCCCATTATTTCCTTTTGTTTATTATAATGTTCATATAATTCAACGTGCTTCTTATTCGCTTCAAATTCAAATTTAGTCATTATTCTCAGCCTCCTCAACTATAGTGCTAATTATTTCTTCCCTTGTCTTCTCCCAGCCATGACAGTATGTATCTTCTTTTTCTACGCCTTCCTGATTACAAGGGCAATATCCTTTTGTCATGCTCTCCATAGCTTTAATTATATTTACTCTTTTATTTTCTGGATGTTTATCTGGTCCATATAATTTGCATTTGCATATTCCTTCTTCTCTATAAGCTTTACAACCCTTTAAAGGTTTCATGTGAATCATTATATCTCCATCCATCTCAACTATTTTCTCTATTTCCTCATGACCGAAAAAATTTTCTTCAAGTTGTACCATTATATCTTCCGCTTTCATACTATATCTCCCCTTATCCGTAATATTTTCTCGCATTTACTGCACTTTTCTTTAATTTATCTTCTTTTTTCTTCAATTCAGCATTTTCTTTTTTCCATTTTAAATACTTTTCGCATGTATCGTGACATAACCCATATTCTGTTCTGTCTTTACAATCCTTACATCCTTTATATCCCATTTTAATCTCTTCTTTCTATGCCTTCTAAATAGTCTAGCTCTGAATCTTTCCATCCAAGCGTTGTACAATTTTCACTGAAATATTCCATTGGAATACTTTTTTTGTTTTCATTTTTTCTAAAATATTCATCAAATTCTGTAATAGATATTCTGTAATATTTATTAGCTTCTGTAAAATATACTACAAAAAATGATGTCCCTCCTTGTGATTCAACTAATCTTAAATATTCTAATTGGTGTTCATGAATATAGCTAAGAGGTAGTCTTTTAACTTTAGTCTCTTTGCAATCGAAGGCTATATATATCCCTCTAGTTATTCCTATGAAGTCCACTGTACTCTTCTTATCAAAACAAGCTTTAAATTGTCCGTATCTATTCATTCTCCCTATAACTCTTGTTGGAGTTGGAATTTTATTTATCAGCGCTACATGTTTAGCTCTATAATGTTCACTTGCTCTTTCGACTATTTTCTCTAAAAAACTACCTCTTCCTGCCATATCGCATTGCCCCTATCTCTTATTTTTTAATATTTAGAATGGTAAATCGTCATCCTCTACGGTTTCGTTTATCGGATAAAATCCATCATTTGAATTACTTTGTGCTGGTTGAACTTCTCCTGCTATTGTAGCTGGTTCGCTACTATTTTCGCTAAATCTAACTCCTGAAACATTTACATATGTTCTTGATTGAGGTCCTTTTTCCTTATCTTCCCATACGTCTTTTCTTACTTCACCTTCAACATTTACCATCTTACCTTTTTTAATCCATTTCTCCATAAACTCTGCTGTCTTTCCAAATGTTTTACAGTCTATGAAATCTGTATCATATTCATTATCTTTATTTTTGAAGTTTCTAGTTATAGCTAAAGTAAATTTACCAAATGCTGTTGGGTTTTCACCTTGTCCATAGCTAATGTCGATATCTTTAACCATTCTTCCTTGTAGGATTACTTTATTAAGCATCTTTATCACTCTCAGCTTTTGCTTTTGCCTCTTTAGCTTTTCTAGCTTCGTCTAATTCAGTTACTTTAGGCATCTTCTTTGCCTTCTCAAAATTATCAAGTATTTGCTCACCAACTTTAATAGCTTCTGCCTCAACTTGTTCTTTTGTAAGTTCTTCTACTATTTCTGATTGTTCTTTGAACACTCTTATTGAAAGTTTTGTTTTTTCTTCTTTAGTTTCTTCATCAATTGAGCTTATGATAACTGGTGATATCATTAATCCTTTTTCTTTTAGATATCCATGTAAGTCTGTTCCATCGCCTTTATATCCTACTAATTCTTCTGCTTTTTCTAGGATAATATTGCTTATCTTAGTTTCTAATCCTTTTCTGATTAATTCCATTTCTTCTACTTCTGTTAATTTTTTTCCTCTTAATTCCATTCTCAATTCCTT